GGTGATATAGCTAACATTAACTTTAATGCAGTTAAGATGTTATGATTGACGAACTTGATGATTTCTTTGCTGAAGTTGATAGAGGTAGAGAAGGAAAGAATCAAGGAATCAGCATGGGATTACCAAAATTGGAGGGTATTATAGATGGAGTTTGTCCGTCTGTATATACTTTGATTTTTGCTGGAACTGGTAATGGTAAATCCAGTTTAGCATTGTATTCATATGTATATCGTCCTCTAATGGAACATCTTGATGATGATATGTACAAATGTACCTATTTCTCACTTGAGATGTCTAAGAAAACTATCTATGCTCGATTACTAAGTCTTTACATCTTTGATACTTACGGAATAGAGATTTCTCCAAAAGAGATTTTCTCTAGAAAGAAAAATTACAGACTTTGTGATTCGTATTATGAAATTATAAAGGAGTGTAGACCTTGGCTTGAAAAGGTTAGAAGGGTCGTTAAAATTTATGATAAGACTTGTAATGCTTCTTATCTTCAGAATAAACTTATTGTGGAGATTAAGAAGACAGGTAAGCTGACAGTTGTTGGTTCGGGAGAGGATGCAGAGATTTCCTTTACTCCGAATAATCCAGAACTTGTACATACTGTTGTTATTGACCATATAGGTCTTGTCAAAGCAGCTGCTGACAAATTAAAGAGCGAGATTGATGCTGTTTCTAGAACATTAGTTCAATTTAGAAACGCTTGTGGAATTAGTCCGGTAGTTATTATGCAGATTAATAGGTCTGCTGGTGATATTGAACGAAGGAAGCAAGGACTTAATAACTTGAACCTTAATGATATTAAAGATTCAGGTAATCCAGCACAGGATTGTGAAGTTGCAATATCAATCTTTAATCCACACCGAGAAAAGCTGGCAAATTATAATCATTATAAGATTGACCAACTAGAAGATAGCTTTAGAACTATTACTGTTCAGAAGGCTAGAGACGGTGTATCTAGTGTTGAAATAGCTGTAAATTTCTTTGGTAGAATGGGATATTGGAAAGAATTACCAAGACCAGAGGAAATAAATGACTATTCGAAATATACATCTCCTACATATATACTAAAACCACAAAGTGAAAATAATGTAGATACAAAAGAAGAAGAAGATAAAGAGAATGAAGGTACAACTTTTAAATTTATCCTATAATGAGCAATGTAATCTGTTTAGCAGGTTTATCTAATACTGGAAAGAGTACTTCGCTTAAATATCTTGAGCCATCAGAGACATTTATCGTTAGTTGCACGAATAAGCAATTACAAATTCCAGGATTTAGAAAGAAATATATTAAAGTATCTGTTGAGGATGGGCAGTTAAAAGGAAACTGGCTTGTAAGTAATGACTACACTAAGATTACTAAAATCTTAAAGGTAGTTTCTCAGACAAGACCTGATATTAAGACTGTTGTTATTGATGATTTGAATTACTTATTAAGTAATGAAATTATGAATAGCGCAGAAGAGAAGGGTTATGAGAAATTTACTCGTCAGGCAAAGAATTATTATGACATTATCAACAATGCTCAAAATTTGAGAGATGATCTGACCGTTGTTATGATTTCTCATATCGTAAATGACGGTACAGATATTGAACCATTCTGGAAATTGTATACATCAGGAAAGATGCTGGACAAGACAGTTAATCTTGATGGTTTATTCAGTTATATTCTATACACAGACAAGTATGTTGATGAGAACGAAGAGGTTCAGTATAGAATTAGAACTAAAACAAATGGTAACGATACTTGTCGTTCTGTTGCAGGATGTTTCACAGATAAATACATTGAGCCAAATATGAAATTGGTCATAGATACCATTAATAAATTTGAAAGTGGTGAATAATTATGTTGATTGATTACAAGTTATGTTTTGACGACGAACAAGGTAAGTTCGTTGCAGTAAATCCGGAGACTGGAGAGGTTAGAGATTTCTCAGCTCCGGCAGCAAAGAAGACCACAACTCGTAAGAAGAAAACAGAAGAGTCTAGTACTCCTCAACTGATTCTTAGTGACAACAAGTATACTTTGAATACGGCTGCTGTCGAGTTGATGGGTGTTGAACCAGAAGCTAAACTTAATATTAAGATGCGTAAGATTGATGGAGTGATTACTCCTGTCTTAGGCACTGATGAAGCCTTTAAGTGTAAGTCTGGAAATCGTTTAACTAAGTCCTTCACTGTGGCTTGCAGAGGTGCTAATAATGAGGCTTTAGCCGCATATGGTACTATCTTTGAGTTGGAGGCTAACCCGGATGATAGTGGAACTTTCATTCTTCGTGGTGAGAAGACTCCAGACCTTCCAGAGGACGACGAAGCTGTTGCCGCAAATGTACCGCTTCCAGAAGGTCTTGATGTGAATTTAGACAGCTTGGACGACGACATTCCAACAGAGGATGAAGGCGGAGAGGTTGATGGTTCCATGTTTGAATCTTTGCTAAATGGCATGGGTGTGTAATTGATTAGATAATTAGTTAATAACAATATTTTAATTAGGATTATGAGTAATTTTAATTTTGGTTCACTTGCAAACGCTAGTGGTGTAGCTTCTGATAAAAGACTCAGAGCATATTCCATTAATAAGGTAAAATTTGTCGAGGCTAAGCTGACACAGATTCATTCTGAGAAGAATGGTACCGATTATGACGTACTTAATGTACGTTGGGAGAATCAGAATGGTTTCTATGAGGAGAATCTCTTCCTTCCTGGAACTTCTGGTCGTGATGTAGAGCGTCAGCCTAATAACTGGGGTGGAGAGATGCCATCCAATGCTGATCGCGCTATGATGTTCTTTGCTCACCTTCTTGGTGTTCTGAATCCTGATGGTTTCGCAAAACTGAAGAAGGTTGTTGGCCAGGCAAAGAGCTTTAATGATGTGGCCGCTATGGTTGCTAAGCTGGCAAATGAGAAGAAGGGTGTTGAGTGCTATCTGAAACTTGGTGGTCGTACCAATGAGGGTGTTACTTATGCTTCTCTTCCTTTCTATGCTGCTGTCAACAAGGACGGTGAGGCTTATATCAACAACAACTTCCTTTCTATGAAGGATGATCTTGGCTTTACTCCAAGTGAGGACAAGAAGCGTGTTGAGTTTGAGAATGCTCGTCCAACCCCAGCTCCTAGTGAGACATCTGCAGCTGAGGCTATCGATGCCAAGACTGAAGGTGAGCTTAATAGTCTGCTGAACGAACTCTAATAGTTAAGTAAAACTTAGTTATGTTTAAGTTTGAATTTAATGAAAATGTAACTAAGGAATTTATCTTAACTAAAGTCTCCGAAGAAGAAATCTTTTGCTATTATCTAGGAATTAAAGAAATCTCCAAGAAATTGATTTGTAGTCGACTTAGGAAAGACAACAGACCAACTTGTGGATTTTATCGTAATGGCAAAGGCGATCTATACTTACACGATTTTGCTACTGGTGAATTTTATAGTTGTTTTTCTTTAGTTATGGAAATGTATAGTGTGGATTTTTATTCTGCGCTGAAAATCATTGCTAATGACTTTGGATTAAAGCACTATAATAATCTTACAAAGAACGCTGGCACTGTTGTTAAGAACGTTAAGAAGTATGAAGATTCCGGTATGTCCAAAATTCAAATTCAGATGCAGGAGTTTACTCCAGCAGAAAAAGAATGGTGGATGCAGTATGGAATTTCCGAAAAGACTTTAAAAAAGTTTAAGGTATTTTCCTGCCGAGCCGTGTTTCTTAACGATAATTTATTCTCACTTATTAAGTATCCAGATATGGCTTTTGGCTATTATGGAGGTAAAATGGATGGGAATGAATTATGGCGAATATATTATCCTCGTAATAAGGAGAAAGGTATTCGCTTCTTAACTAACTGGCCCGCGAAGAAGTTGCAAGGTTTTGAAACTTTACCTAAAAAGGGTAATCTTCTTGTTATAACTAAGTCAATGAAAGATTGCATGTGTTTGTATGAATTTGGTATCCCAGCGATTGCTCCAAATAGTGAAAATCTATTTGTTACAGACTCCGTTCTAGAGCAATTGAAAACCAGATTTAAACATATTGTAGTCATTTATGACAATGATGCTGCTGGAATAGCTAACATGTGTAAAATCAAGAAAACTCATCCTGAACTCATCTATACTTGGATTCCTAGAAAGTATGGATTGAAGGATATAAGTGATTTCTATAAGTATAGAGGGAGACAAGAAACACTTAACTTAATCACACAATTTGTAAAATGGCTAAAAGATAGGTGGACCTAAATACATCTTGTCGGGCGACGTTCAAAGATGGAACCACCCAAGAATTTAATTCCATAGAGGAGGCTAGTGAGAGCACTGGTGTGTCCATAGCCGCCATAAAAATAAGATGTAACAAGCCAGGGGCGACTGGTAAGGATAAAATAACTTTTGAATGGTTAGACCTCTTTACAAAAAGACACTACCAAGCAAAAAAGAGCAAGAACAAAGGTAGTGCATTTGAAACAGAAGTAATTAACCATTTAAAGGAGATTGGATACACGGGCTGTGTAAGAGCAGCCGGAGAATCAAAGAAAGCCGATAACAACAAGATTGACATTGTTGATACAGATAGAAAATTACCTGTTAATATACAATGTAAGAACACGCAGAACCTTCCTAATTATTTTACTATTAGGGACGCATGTTCAGATAAATCTAAACCTTTCTGCTTGGCTTGGAAAAAGTCAGCTGAGGGAGGTACTGCTTCTCCAGGAACTGTATTCTTAATTCCTGACACGTTGTTCTATGAATTATTAGCAAAAACCATCTAAGAAAATGGATAAATTTATTTATGCCGCAGGAACAGTAGATAACCTAGAAGTTAAGTCTATTATGGCTCGCGACTTTAAAGACGCGAAAAGTAAGATTATAAAACGCTACTGGGATAAATACGATGATTTAGAAGAGGAAGAATGGGATAAATTCCTTGACGAATTGTATGATAAGCATGATATAATAATCTCTAGCAAATTACTAGAATTAGACGAATTATGAAACTCCGCATAGGATTAGATTGCGACGATACTTGTAATTATTGGTACGAGTATTATTTAAAGAGATTCGGTACTCCGAAAGATGATGCTACAATCACGAAGCATGTTACTCGTGTTTTACGCAAGGATAGAGATTTTTGGCTAAATTTGCCTGTAAAGCATCGGCCAGATTTTGATGTGGCATTATATTGTACAAAGAGAGTCAATCCGAAATCTTGGACAAAGAAGTGGTTAGAAAATAACAACTTCCCAAAAGCTCCTGTCTATCAAGTAATGTCGCAAAGCAAGAACAAAGCAGATGTAATTAAGGGAAGAGTCGATGTATTTATCGACGATTCAGTCAAAAACTTTATAGCACTTAATCTTGCGGGAGTTCCATGTTTACTTATGGATTCTCCTAGCAATCAATCTTGGGGTCCAATCGGTCGTGTCTATTCCTTACAGGAGTCTGAGATACAGGAAGTTTATGATTTATTCATGACTACTGTATTTCCAAACTTCAGGAATTTACTATGATGATTTTTACGAATGAAATCCTTGATGGGATTAAAATTACTCCGTTAATGGACACTTTGCGTCTCGAAAATATAAGTGATGCATCTTATTTCGGAGAGCAATATTCCGACTTTATTAGCAATTCTAGAATGGGCTTAATCAACCCAGCCCAAGGTGGAACACCGGAAGCATATTTTC